CTATTGGGTGTATCGCTAGAGATACCATACAAAGTATTGGTACTGACGTTGTTTTCTTGTCAGACTCAGGTGTTCGTTCATTGATGAGGACGATTCAAGAGAAGTCTGCTCCTTTGCGAGACTTATCCAAAAATGTTCGTTTTGACCTGAATTCAGCATTGTCAAGCGAGACATTGGCTAATTTGAAGTCTGTTTATTCAGAAAAAGAAGCCTTTTATTTGCTTGTTTTACCAACAACATTCCAAGTTTACTGTTTTGATACCAAGCAATCTTTGCAAGATGGGGCTTCCCGTGTAACCAAATGGGACTCAATTAATCCTACTGCCTTGCGTTCTTTGCGTAATGGTGACTTGTACATTGGCAAGAATGGCTACATTGGTAAGTATGGAACTTATCTTGATGACACCAATACGTACCGATTTGCGTACTACACCAATAATGCTGACTTGGGAAACCCTAACCAGATTTCTATTCTAAAGTCTGTAACTGCCATTGTGATTGGTGGATCAAATCAGTTTCTAACGATCAATTGGGGTTTTGATTACTCTGGTTCTTATCGTGCTGAGAACGTCTATATCCCTACAACATCCAGTTATGAGTATGGGACTGCTGAGTACAACATTGCTGAATACACAAGTGGTGTGCCAATTAGGACGCTAACAGCAAATGCTTCTGGTGCGGGAAAGATTGTTCAAACTGGTTATGAAACAACGATTAACAATGTTTCATTGTCTCTTCAAAAGATTGAAATTCAAGCCAAAGATGGCAAAATAGGGTAAATCATGTCAAATTACACCAAAACAACCAATTTCGCTTCTAAAGACAACCTGTCTCCTGGCAATCCTTTAAAGATTGTTAAGGGTACAGAGATTGATACTGAATTTAACAATATTCAGACTGCTGTTGCAACAAAGACAGATAACTCTGCCGCCAACATTACTGGTGGTTCAATTACTGGTATTACAGATTTAGCGGTTGCTGATGGCGGTACAGGTGCTTCTACGGCTACTGCTGCTTTGAACAACCTCTTGCCTAGCCAAACAAGCAATGCAAACAAGTATCTTCAGACTGATGGCACAAATGCTACGTGGGATGCAGTAAGCCTTTCTACTGCTGATATTACTGGAACTCTACCCGTAGCTAATGGTGGTACTGGTGTAACTTCATCTACTGGCACAGGCTCTGTTGTTCTGTCAAACAGTCCTACTTTGGTGACTCCCGCATTGGGGACTCCTGCTTCTGGTGTGGCAACTAACTTAACTGGTCTGCCTTTAACTACTGGTGTGACAGGCACTTTGCCCGTGGCTAATGGCGGTACAGGTATTACATCCTTGGGTACTGGTGTAGCTACCTTCTTGGGTACACCATCATCTGCTAACTTGGCTTCTGCCGTAACAGATGAAACAGGATCAGGTGCTTTGGTGTTTGCCAATAGCCCTACTCTAGTAACTCCCGCTTTGGGTACACCATCAGCCTTGGTAGGCACAAACATCACAGGCACTGCCTCTGGTCTAACCGCAGGTAACGTAACCACTAACGCTAACTTAACAGGTGCAGTTACTTCTGTTGGCAATGCAACATCTTTGGGTTCATTTAGTTCCTCTAATCTTGCAGGTGCTTTGACAGACGAAACAGGAACAGGGTCAGCAGTATTTGCTACCTCTCCTACCTTAGTAACACCTATCCTTGGAACACCTACTAGCGCAACTTTAACAAACGCTACAGGTCTTCCTATTGCTACAGGTGTATCAGGTCTAGGAACTGGCATTGCAACGGCTCTAGCGGTTAATACAGGCTCATCTGGTGCGCCTGTCATCAATGGTGGTGTTCTTGGAACTCCATCTAGCGGTACTTTAACAAACGCAACTGGTTTGCCCCTGACAACTGGAGTGACAGGAACTTTACCTACTGCAAATGGCGGTACAAACCTAACATCATTCACATCAGGCGGTGTGGTTTACGCATCTAGTTCTAGTGCATTGGCTACTGGCTCTGCGCTGAGTTTTGATGGTACTAATTTAGGTATTGGTACAAGTTCGCCTTCTTACAAGTTGCAAGTTGTAAAACCATCTGCGGGTATTACAGCAAGATTTACAGATGGCGATGGCATAACTGACGTTTACGGCTACGGCTTAGAAATCACACGAAGCGTTGCTTACATTAAAGGTAGTAGTGCTTTGCACCTTGGTTCTGCGGCTGGCTACTCTGCCGTTGTTCTTGACTCCTCAGGCAATCTAGGCTTGGGAGTTACTCCGAGTGCTTGGATTTCTTCATATCGTGCTTTTAGCCTAGGTTATTCAAGTAACGGAATGTTTTCAGGAGGAAATACGCAATTAGGCTTAACTCAAAATGCCTATCTTGATTCTGGTGTGAGTTGGAGGTACACAACTTCTAATCCAGCAAGTCAGTACATTCAAATAAATAGCGCACATCAATGGTTCACAGCCGCATCAGGCACAGCAGGAAACGCTATCACCTTTACTCAGGCGATGACTCTAAATGCGTCTGGAAATTTATTAGTTGGCAGTACATCAGATGCTGGTGGTCGTTTTCAAATGCAAGGCAACTATGCCCGACTAACAGATGGTACTTATACAGGCTTGCTTGGTAAAGGAAATGACCTTGTTGGTACTGGTGGCGCAAGTGATTTTGCTATTCGCACAGATGGAGCAATTTTGTTTGCTTATGGTGGCACAGAACGAGCCAGAATAACATCTGGCGGTGAATTTATGGTAAACACTTCAAGTGTTTTAGGTGGAGTTACTGCAAACCTATCTCTTTACAGTTCTGATTTACAAAATATAAATTGTAGTGTCATGAAAAATGGCACAAACAATACTGCTGGTGCTTACATACGTTTTGTTAATAGTTCTGATGCAACCATTGGTTCAGTTACTCAAAACACATCAACAAGTGTTCTTTATAACGTCACATCAGACCAACGTCTAAAAGAAAACATTCAAGATGCAGATTCAGCATCTAGTTTGATTGACTCTTTGCAAGTGCGTAAGTTTGATTGGAAGTCTGACAGTACACATCAGCGTTATGGTTTTGTGGCTCAAGAACTTGTGATTGTTGCACCAGAAGCAGTACATCAACCAGTTGACACAGAAGAAATGATGGCTGTGGACTACTCCAAACTTGTGCCAATGTTGGTCAAGGAAATTCAATCACTACGTCAGCGTCTTTCTGCCGCTAATCTTTAAAAGGAAAATATCATGGCTATGGTTAACACTTGGAAAATTACCCAAACCGACTATCTCACCGCAGATGGTTTCATTTCTACAGCCCACTGGACTGCTACTGCGGTTGATGGAGACTACACAGCCTCCATCTACTCCACAGCATCTTGGCAAGCAGGAACACCCACAATACCCTATGCCTCAGTTACTGAAGCTGAAGTATTGAATTGGGTATGGGAATCGGTTGATAAACAAGCCACTGAAGATGCTCTGGCGGCTAATATTGCTTTGCAGAAGAACCCTGTTACTGCTTCTGGCACACCTTGGGGTGAAGCATGAAGCTAGAGTTAGACGTTAACGAAGTGCAATTCATTATGAATGTGCTTGGTCAATTACCAACAAGTTCCAACGCCTATGTGCTTTGGAAAAAAATAGAAGAACAAGCAATAGCGCAAGTTCCTAAAGAAGCGGAGTAAACATCATGGCAGTTACCAATGCAGATATTCTGGGATGGTTCAATGCGAATCCTGGCGCAAGTGATGAGCTGATCGCCAGAACAATGCAAGAGGCGGGAGTATCTCCCACTCGTCTAGCAGAGGTAACTGGTGCGCCTGTTGCAGAGGTTGTCAATCGTTATGAAACGGCAATTTCTGCTCCTGTTGCTCCAACAGTTGCGCCTTCTGTTGCCCCTCCTCCTCCAGAGAGATTGCTTGGTGGCCCTGTACAAATGCCCCCTCCAGTGCCGACTGTAACTAACGCTGACATTCTTGGATGGTTTAACGCTAATCCAAATGCAAGTGATGAACTTATTGCTCAAACAATGAAAGAGGCAGGAGTAACTCCTACTCGTTTAGCACAGGTTACTGGCGCACCTGCGGCAGATGTTGCGGTTAGATATGCTACGGCATTATCGCCAACTGTTACTGACTATCAAGGCGCAGTATACGATACTGCAACTATTCTTAAATTAGCTCAACAGATTACTCCATCCATTGATCCTAATGCAGTAAGAGGTGGAGTTTTTAAAACTTCTGGAGAAAGTGTTGGCTTTAATTATGATGAAGCCTCTAAGATTCTTGGTAAAGCCCCAACTGCGGCAGAACAAGTTGTCTTGGATATGGCT